CCCTACAAACGTAGCAAATACCGAAGTAGTACCAGCGGCAGCTATTCCATTTTCAGGTACTTGTGCCGACTTAGCACAATTGTTAAGTACTGATTTTTTTTTTGTAGTTAGCGGCGGAAGCGGTCCAACACCTGATTTAGCTACTGTTTTAGCTGCGGGCGATTCTGCAGGTAGTTTAGATATTACTGATTTAAACTTATTGGATTTTGACACGGCTACAACTTCAACGGTTGGCGCTGGTCAAATGGCATGGAATAATACCGATGGTACAATTGACCTTGGTATGCAAGGCGGTTTAAAAAATAAATTAGGGCATCAACTTTTTGTTAAGGCAAGAAATAATAGCGGTTCTTTAATTGCTAAGGGCAGCGTCGTTAAGGTAGTAGGCGTTGCAGGTGGTTTTATAGGAATAAATTTAGCACAAGGCAATAATGATGCAAACAGTGCTACTGCTTTTGGTATTGTAGCCGAAGATATTGCAGATGCTTCAAACGGTTTTGTAGGCATAAACGGCATTATTCACGGCTTAAATACTAATGCCTTTACTGAGGGTGATATTTTGTATTTAAGTACAGCAACACCAGGCGCAATAACAAATGTTAAGCCTGCCACACCAAATTACATTGTAGTTATTGGCTATGTAGCTAAGAAAAGCGCAACTGATGGACACATCTTATTGCACGTTCAAAATGATACAAGACAAGCTGTAGAAATTCAGTTAGCCGCAAGTGATGAAACTACAGCACTAACAACAGGAACGGCAAAGGTTACATTTAGAATGCCTCACGCCATGACCTTAACTGCTGTTCGTGCTTCGCTTACAACTGCACAAGCAAGTGGTAGTATTTTCACCGTTGACATAAACGAAGGTGGTACAACGATATTGAGTACTAAGCTGACCATTGACAATACAGAAAAAACAAGCACAACGGCTGCAACGCCTGCGGTTATATCTGATACTGCATTAGCGGATGATGCCGAGATAACTATCGATATCGACCAAATCGGTAACGGTACTGCAACAGGTTTGAAAATTACTTTAATCGGAACAAGATGATAATAAATCCATACGCTTTCGGGCAAAGTTATGACCCCGATGCACAAGCATTTTTCACCGCAAGTGGCTTAACAGGTGCGACAAATTTAACTGCTATAAACAATTTAGTTGTGGCGCTTAAAGGTTACGGCATTTGGACAAAAATGAAAGCTATTTACCCTTTCATAGGTGGAACAAGTGCGCTTCATAAATGGAATTTGAAGGACCCGCAAGATACAAATGCAGCGTTTAGGTTGGTGTTTAATGGCGGTTGGACTCATTCAAGTACAGGTGCGCTGCCTAATGGAACCAATGGTTGGGCAAATACTTTTTTAAGCCCTTCAACATCACTTACAAACAATAATACTCACATAAGTTATTATTCAAGAACAAATACATTAGGTCCGAATAAGGGTTTAATAGGATGCTCAACAGGTGGCAGTTCTTTACCTTTGTATACGATTTACGGCAGGTCGGGCAGTAATGTATTTTTTATGGACTCATACAATTACAACACAAACAGAAATCAAGGAGCTGAACCAACAGGTCAATCTTTTTTATTAAGTACAAGGATATCAAGTGCATCGTTTAAATCTTTTAGAAATAATACATTAGTAGCAACAGGCGTAAATGCAAACGTAGATAATGTAACTGGCATCAGCTTTGCAATTTCAATAGGTGCTCTAAATTTAAACGGTGCAGTTAGTCAATTTAGTGATTTTCAATGCGCTTTTTCCTCTATTGGTGATGGTCTTACAGATACTGAAGCCGCAAACTTTTACACAGCCGTACAAGCATATCAAACCACTTTAAGCCGCCAAGTATGACACAAGTAGGACTATTAACAGAAACACAAAAAGATAGCTTAGTCGGCCAATTATATGACGAAGATAGCTATTTTAATCCTATTCAGGATGACTTTGATAACTGGATAATTTCAGTTGAAGAAATGGACTTTTGCATAAATCCTGAGTTTGCTTGGGTAAAGGATTTGCCGCTTATCGACTATAAACCCAAGCCTTCACCGCCATTCCCACCAATGTAATGCTATCACTACTAATTCTCATACCCATCGCAGCCTGTGCAATAGTGTTTTTACATTACTGCATAGGCTCACCGATTCAGGGCGAATACTATACAGGGCGTATATTTTCAGCTTATGGCGCTTTTATTTCTAAACGTTACTTAGACTTTGAAACAAAAGAAAAAAACCGCGTGTGGGCAAAATACAACGCTTGGAAAGTAAAACGCGATTTATATTTAAACGGTCAACTTGAAAATAAAACCGCTGAAGAATCCGATGTGATTTACAAAGACTATCTACAGCAAGTTGAACACGTTTATAACGATACTGAAAACAATATGAAAAATAACCCTTGGTCAATGGCGGGCGCTTGTCCTATTTGCTTTGGTACATGGGTTGCACTATTTACATTTACGTTCTTTGTCATTTTTGTACCGCTGCCGTGGTGGTTTATTTTTATAGGTACGCCAGCGGCTGTTATTGTTTCACGCTATATTAAACTCAGTTAATGGATTCCCTAACAATTACCTCCGATTCCCTAAATTTTTTCATGAAGGTGCTGCCCGAAATTAAAATGCAGCTTTGTATTTTAAAACCTTTAATTATGTGTCTTAGCTTCATGCTATTGATTGACTTTTTAACAGGCGTTCGCAAAGCTAAAGCATTGGGCGAAAAAATACAATCGAGGGGTTTTAGACGAACCATTTCAAAAATGAATGATTATTGTTTAGCAATTATAAGTAGTCAAGTTTTTACCTGGATGCTTGACTTAGAATTTACGTTATCATATTACGTTGCACTATTTGTTTGTGGCATAGAATTAAAATCTATCTTTGAGAACGTTTCACAAACTACGGGCGTTGACATTATCGGTTACTTTAAAGGCTTTATTCCTAATCCTAAAGATATGCTAAAAAAACCTGCAAGTGATAAACCTGCAGGCGAATAATTTACTGTTTTGCTCTTTTGTTTTCATGTGTTCTCAGACCGTTGCGTAGTGATATGCAGCGGTTTTTCATTTTTTCGCTATCAGTATTTGGTGTGTTTCAAATTTTATTAAGGCTGCAACCTGGACCACTTTGTTATGCTTAAAATAATAATCAGCATCGTGTTCTATGTCATTAACTACAACTGTGTTTCTATCCCATAGCGCAAACTCACAATGTAGTCTAAACCTATCATTCATTTGCGAATGAAACAGAAATAACGGTATATAATCATTTGTTTTAGGTAGCTGCCTTATTAGGTCAAAATTTACGCATTTGTAATGGTTGCAATAAACAGCCCATACAGATAAATCAGTAGGAATCATGCGCTGTATATCACCCATGCCAACGCCCAAAGTTCTGTTATGAAATTCGCTTGTATCCTGATTAGGAAACATTTTATTGACCGCTTTCGCTACGCAGTTCATTTTGTGATTTATTAAACGCTACATAAGTTAATTTTTTGCACTCATCTAAATACCATTCAATCTGCGATTCAGGTAACGTTATCGCCATCGCTATCAATTCAGCAACCGCGCCCACGTTCTCATAAGATGTTGTATTTAACAGTTCGCGTTCATCTGGATTCGCAGCCTTTTCAAAGGTATTTATAAATAGGTTTATAGCTGTATGCAAATCTAAAAACCGCTTTTTCATTTCAAACTTTAGCTTATTAGGTTCGAACTGTGCAATAGCATATTTTGCCGTTTTTAGCGACCCTAATAATAGCCAAATGTTTTGTGTTAATTCGTTTACTTTTTGCTCACCAACTTTAGCAATTAGTGCCGCTTTTTTTTCTTCATTCGTCATGACCTTTAAGTTTGTTTTCAAGTTCTTCAATTTTATCTGTATAAATGTCAATTCTTAATTCTATAACTTCATCATAAGGTTCGGAATTTTGAACCCATAACAAAGCATCTAAATAGCCTTTTTTGTATTCCAAAATTCGCTTTAATCGGTGTTTTTCTGTTTGTGTCATATCTTTAGTTTAGAAGACCAATTAGCGATGTTATACGCAGGTATTTTAATTGATTCCAAATACTTAGGAACATCAAAACTTGGACATGCTTTATTCTGTACTTGGTTATGACCTGCAATTATAATTTTAGGGTTATGCTTTACAATGTCATGCACGTAGTTATACATTGTAAGTAATTGCCCAGGCGTGCGCGTATCTTTAGGCATTCGCATATCAGCAGTCATGCCACCAATATAACACACGTGGCGGGCATTTCTATTTAGTAGCGTTGTGCCTAATACGCCCCATGTTTGTTCCCATTCGTTTATTAGATTATCTTCATTGTATTTCCAAATGTTAACAAGTTTGCCGCTTGTTTCAATTACATCGGCATAGCCAGGCTTTGACCAACCGCGCCCGCCTTTAGCAACGGGTAACGTGTGCATCGCTATAATTTGTTCAGCTTTAGCATCGCGAAACTCAGGACCCGCAGAACAATGCAAAAACAAAGTATGGAAACCATTAGCACAAACAGTATTTGCAACTGTTAATGTTTTAGGACCTGCAATACCATCGGGAACCAATTGATATTTTTTTTGAAATTCTATAACAGCATTGCGCATTGTTTCATCATAGAACCCATCAATTAAACCAGCATAGAAGTCAAGCTGTCTTAATTGCATTTGTAGCCTTACAACGGCTAAAGAATTAGAATTTAGTGTTAGCATCAAGTTCAGTAATTTTAAGTTTTAATAATTCAATTTCTTCGTTTTTAGTTTTTAGAATTTCAGCCGCTGCAAAATAGCCGCGCCCAAATTCGTGTTCAGCTTCTTTTTTTAAACGCTCACAATATAAGATAGCATCCATTAACTCTTCCTGAATATGGTTTAACCAATCCTGATAGTTTAAATCGGTCCTGTCAAGCGTTTTGCCGTACTTTTCAATTCCTATATCAGAACGCTGTTTGAACTTCGCTATAACAGATTCTACGATACTATCAATAGGTTTTTCCATGTTTGTAAGGTCTTGAAGCATTGTATTCTAATTTTGCCTTAATATGAAAATCTAAATCAATATTAAATTTATGGCTAAAATCCAATAGCCTAATTATTGCATCGGCTATTTCATCCTGTACAGTGTCTTTGATGTTTTCACGAAATACCGCCGGGTGCTGATTATTCATGTAATTATCATAGTTTATTTGTGCCGCCCATTTACCAGCGCGGTCCGCTTCTATCGCTTCGGCTAATTCGCAAACAGTTAGCATAACTACTTCCGTTAATTTGCGTTCATCTTCCCAAAAACCGCGTGCTGCGTTACCTTCGTGTATTTCTTTTGCTAATTCGTTAAACATGTTTCATCTATTTATATAAACCTTACCAATTCTGTTTTAATTTCGCTGTCTATGTCATTTTTAACCGTTGTTCTAATCGGAACTTCAATAGCTTTATTTTTCTTTATGCTTTGCATTATTTTAGGTCTTGAAATTCCAAAAAATATACATGCTGAATCAATCGACATAAACGTGCTAAATGTTTCATCTGAAAATATCGCCTTAACTTGTCGGTTTT